TGATTTTCTTGTTGTGTTTGAGGTTGTTGATATGGTTGTTGTTGTGGTTGTTGATATTGTGCGTTAGCCTCTTCTTGTTTTTGTTTTGCAATACGCACCTTTTCTTTTTGTATAGCAACCTCATTTTTTAAGCTATCAGCTTTAGATATTAAATCAGCATCACCAGAGGCATGTGCTTTTTTATAAAGCTCAGTTGCCTCACGCTCTTTTATTTGTACTGTTTCTTCTTCTTTTTCTAATAAGTTTTGTTGGTATGTAACAGCTGCATTGTAGTATTGTTGCACTTGTTGATCTTTTTGTGCCAACTGTTCTTCTAGTTGTGCAGCCTTTTCTTCTGCTGCTCGGTTCCTAGCATTTAGTTTGTTAATTCTTTTAGATACACTTTTAGTGTATTTCTCTAACTCATCATCACTGCTAGGTTCTGCTACTTCTTCATTTTGTGTTTCAGATTCAGTAACTTCTACCTCTATATCAGCAACTTCGGTTTCCATTTTGTTTTCGTTTTCTATCGTCATAAGCTAACTATATCATCTGGATTGAGTATTGTGGCAATAACCTCATCATCATTGATGATTCTTACTTCTGCACCGTCCTCAAGTTTAAATCTCGAACCAGAGTAGCGTCCAATTAAAACCCACTGCTTTTCTTCGCACCAGGGAGTTTCTCCATATCTAGATTTATCGTTATAGCATAGAGGTCCTTTTTTAACCACATAAGCCACAACGGTTGCTAGCGCCTCACGATCTGTTGTTTGTTTTGTTAATACAATGCCACCATCTGTTTTTGCTTTACCAGCATAAGGTAAAACCAACATTCTCCAACCTGTAGGTTGTGGCATCCTATCGAGTAATGATTTGTCTAATTTTTCTGGGTCAAGAACCAAAGTGCTTGGGTCTACATAAGCCTCTGCTATTTTCTTGTTTACTACATTACTGTCTGCCGCTGTTGTCATATATTTTTTCCCATGTCACTTATTGCGTTTGCAATATAGTATAAAGCAGAAAGCTCTCCTTGCAAATATTTATAATGTTCAATATCTTTTAGTCCTCCAGACATCAAAGTTTCTTGAATCTGTTGCTCGCGTTCAGATATAGTTTTCTTAATTAGGTCGATTACTTCTATTTCGTCCATTGATTAAGATTTTTTTGGCCTGCCTCTTTTTTTTGCCGCTGGTTTTTTTGTTGCTTTAGTTGTGGTTTTTTTTGTAGTTTTTTTAGGTTTTACTTTTTCAACCACATCACCATTTATCATAGCCATCTTTTTTTCAATTCTGGCCATGTTTTCTTGGTGTGCTTTGTCAGCTGCCTCTAATGCAGCCTTTTGTTCCCTTGCCTCTTGTTCTCTCAATAACTTTTTTTCAGCTTTGAGTTTTTTTTGAGCCTCTCTTATGTAGGATGTTGTCATGTCATTCCCCTTAGTTTATTTTCAAGTTCTAACAATTTTAGATCAGCGTTTTGCTTTAATCTATTAACCGCTACCTCAAGTTTATCATCTGCTATTTGTTTTTGCACATTAATTCTTTGTTGTTGTATCTGACTATCTAATACTTTTTCTTCTGCTCTTTGCGACTGTTTTGCTACAAATTGGTCAGATTCCATATCTAATTCTTTATCTCTAAGGTCTAGCTCACGTTTTCTAATATCAACTAATGGATCTTCACTACCACCCATACCAATAGATTGTAAGAACTCACTGGCTAACTGTGCCATGATTTGTGAGCTAAATTGTTCCATAATAACTTGAATCTGTTGTTGTATTGCAGCTGCCTCTTCTGGTGATACTTGTTGCATCTGTGCTTGTATTTGCTGAATTTGTTGTTGCATTTCTGGTGGCATTTGTTCTTGAGCTGTTTGCGCTGCTAAAAATTGTAAATGTTGCATGCAGTGACTAATAATTAATGCTTGTACCTGTGGACTTTCTTTAACTATTTGTGTCAGAAATAAACTTTTATGAGCCTCTAAATGTGCTTGATGGTTTTGTTCTGGAAAGGCTTGAGCTGGTTGACCTAGTAATAAACCAGCGTTTTCTTGTCCAGCATCAACTGGTTTTGGCGTCATGTCTGGCGGTGGCTGTAATAATGAATCTACATTATCTACACCCAAAGCTGCATACATGCGCTTGTATGCCTCATATATTCCCATAGGGCCATGTATTTCTGGGTTAGATTGAACCATTTGTAACAATTCTTGAGCCAAGGTAACTCTTTGGCTTTGTGAAAATATATTTGGATCAGACACAGGTATTATGTCAACCCGATCATCAAAATCTATCTGTTTGACCTCTTGTGGCCCAGAACCAACTTGGTAATTATAAACAGGTGGTAAATACTCGCTAAAAACTTTAGCAAGCAATGCAAACTCTATTCTTTGTGCATAATGTAACCTTTTGTGTATCGCACTCATAACTTTAGTGCCACGCTCTAATAAAGCAACAGTTGTCCCAACAGGCATAGCTTGATTCATGTCACCAACATTCATGTCTGCTATGGCGGCGAACCTTTTACCAGAATCTACTAATATTCCTAATAATTGCATTAAAACATTACTAGGTTCTTTAATTGGGAGAGGGATTAGGTTTTCTCGCAAAGATCCGCCTGTTGTATCAATATCTCTAAACTCACCCGGTTGTAAAGGATCATCTTCGTCTCTTATACGCATACCTCTAGCTTTAAAACCAGCTGGTAAATTAGCTAACGTGCCTGCATCAATTAATTGTCTTAATATTGATGTAGACGCTTTAGATAAGCCACCAATCATGTGTGATAAGCCAAGTCCATAAAAACCTAGGCCAGGCAAAAATTTGTATTGCACAAAATAATTAATTTTATTTTTGAGTAAATCGTTTTCTCTAAAATTTCTTCTAATAGACAGTATTTTTTGTGAGTCCTCTTCTATTGTAACGATATAAGGTAGTTTTAATCCTGTTGGCAGGCCTTGTTGGTCTAAATCCTCAAAACCCTCTATATCAAGAACTGTATGTACTTCATATACGGTTCTATTTCTATTTTCTTTGTAACTTGGTGATATGCCTTGTATGTCGTCAATAGCCTCACTAATGTCATCCATATCGTCAGTATAACTACCACTGCCTATGTCAACGTTGGCATAAAATCCTGTTACTTGTTGTTTTTTTATCTCATTAGCTGACATGCTAATTGAGTGTGTTATTCTCTCAGCTGAACTAATATCAGTAGCCTCGTATGGAACTATTAAATCTTCTGGTGCTATAAATTTAGCGACAGCTCTATTTAAAACAAAATCAAAATAAACTTTCTTGAAACATGACCCAGCTAGTGGCAGATAAAACAACATTTGGTCTAACTCTGGGTCATACTCATCCATTTCGTTCATAATGTAATAATTCATAAATTCTTGAACGCGCTCTGCTTGATCTTCGGTTTGTATGGTTCTCGCACCAACGATTTCTGTTTTTACAGGTCCTTTTGCTGGCAACATTTCTTTATATGCTTGAGCTTGAAACTGAGTTACAGCCTCAGCTAAAATTGGATGAACAACACCAGAGCTACCTTCAAAAGGTTGTGATCTTGTATCATCAAACTTCATGCCTAAATATTTTAGTCCGTCGGTATAAGTTTTTTCCCATTCAGAACGAGAATCTTTGTCACTTTGTATTGAGTCTAATAAGTCATTTGATATTTTTTCTAAGGTGTTTTGATCTATAAAATCAACCAAATTTGCGTCAAAACTCATTTGTGGTTGCGCTGGTGCAACTATTTCATCATCTAAAAAAACCTGTTCGTCGTCTACTAATACCTGTGCTGCTGCTTGTATTTGTTCGTCTCTTGTAGTATCTGGAACGATATTGACAGCAGATCCTTGTACTTTTACATCTGGGTCATTTTCTGTTCCTAATTTTTCTATTGCCATAATTAATGTATTACCCTATTGCGTTGATCTTCTGTAAGATCAATGTCAGTACCTATAATAGCCTCTAATTCACCATCAAGCAAAAGGCCATGGTATTCTGCGATTATTTTTGCATGTTCTAAATTTGGTGCATGAATTAATGGTCCAATATATTCAGCACCGTCCCATACAAATCTAGTTGCAAAAGTTTTCAATAATATACTGTCCTGTTCTTTTTTAATAATTTCACCTCATCTTGGTAATCTTCATAAAGAGATATAAAACCACCTTGTCTAAATCTCATTAAAGCCATTGTAGCACTATCGCAGTAGTCGTCATAATCTCCGAATGGAAACGATGCCATTTCTTCAATCACCTCTTCTGCAAAATCATCCTCTGGTGCCCATACCATGCCAGATTCAAATATAGGTGCAACACTGTTCATACGCGCTACTTTGTCTTGTCCTCTACTAGGTGTATATGATGTTACAGGTATACCCATACGCCTTAGCTCATGTGTCAATGGTGTGCCAGATGCTTTAGCCTCAATCAACACACAATCTGGTTCCCAATATCTATATTCTTCTAATGCAAGTTTTTTTAATTCTGGAAAGTCACATCTAACTCTTTTTGCATCTAATAGTATTATTTCATCATTGTTTTCATCACCACGATTAAATATTGCCCAAGTAGTTATTGCAGAATAGTCTGCTGTTTCTTTTTTTGAAAAAGCAGTGTCATAGCTTTGTATCACATAACTATAAGCTGGCACATCTTCATCCTCCCAACGATTCCACCATTCTCTTTTAACAATAGAACCTTCCTCT